AAACTAACTGCTCAGGAACAACCCCGTCTTTAGTTTGTTCCACTAATTCTTCTATATCAATACCATCTTGTATCCAGCCTCCAGTTTCCCACATGCGTTTAGACACAACACCTTGTGCTTCCTCGTCGAAGCATTTTGTACAACTGGCTGGAATCTTTTCCTCTAGCATGGTAGTTCGCACATTTTGCATATACTTGTTGTTCCACGCACTCATGGGAGTTTCCCGTCCAAAGTTAGCTGGACGGCCAGTTTCATTTTTTACTAAGCCTATCTCGTGGTCAACCCCTGCTCCGCTACTGTTAGCGTTACAACACAATCGCATGTCTCCGTTAGGTCGTGTGGCAAAATGTATCCATGGTAACACACAAAAAGTACTACTACCTGATAATTGTTTTATTTTGTATTGCCAAGATCCTAGTTTGGTATCTCGAGGATTCATCCAAAAAACTTTATTCATTGGTTGTTCCTTATGTTTGACTTAAATTGTTCATTAAATTTATCAATTTCGCCACACTGGTGGCTACAAGCCTTTAGTGGAGATAAATTCCATGTATCTGCAATCTCATTGAAATAGTCACTGTCAAATATTTCAGGCAATGTACTTTTGTGTAAATTGGGATACTTTCCAATCTTATCCATATAATCAATTCTATGCGGGTGATTAGGATTGAACCATTCATTATCTAACCAACAACATGGAAGAATGTTCCCAGTAGCACTAACATACAAACTTTTTTCTTTTGCTACTTTACAGTTAATTACTTTTGATTTTTCAGGAACAATTATTTGTCTGCTTTTATCAGTTGGATAAAGTATGTGAGTAGTTTTTCCTTGCTTATCGAGCACGTTTAAACTTTCTTCTCTAAATCTACTTGTGTGTTTAACTATGAATTTTTTAAAGCCAAGATCTTCACTTAGTTTACGACAGGATTCAATTTGATGTTCATTGTGTTTGAATACTAGCATGTGCCATTCTGCCTCGCCGCCTGCTTGTATAAAATCGTGTGCATTATCTATAATTCTATTGAACTCTGTGCCTATTCGATATAGCTCGTGAGTGTCTTCTAATCCGTCGATACCAAAAGTAACCTTCACATCGATACCTGCTAATTCTTGCCACCATGTTTTATTTCTAGCACTACCATTGGTGTGCATACTTAACCGAGTGGTGGGATTTGTTTTTCTAAGATATTGAAATATGCTTAGAGTATCTTTGGCAAGTATAGGATCGCCTAAATTACCGCACATGAACAATTTATATAACTGTTGCAACAGCGTAACAGGAAACCATTCTTTAAATTTTTCAAGTGTAATTTCTGTAACTGTCATGAACGGATTGTCAACTCCGCCTTGTATATTTCTAGCACATATGGGACAACTGGCCTGGCACTTACTAGTTACTTCCAAATGAATTGATTTAATATCTGTTAGATTATACATTATGACCTATTATCATAAAACGTTTGTACAAAGGCAACTCCAGTTCTCCAGCCCACAACACATTGACATGGCTTTGTTCTACAAATTCTTCTAGACTATCGGCAGTACGAACATGCTCATCTATTTTGTAGTTGTTACTTTGGAGAACTAACAGTTGGTCCTTAGTACGTTTACCTAACCAGGTAGCATATTGTTCTTGTGTAATATGTTCGCAACTGGTGTTGATCACTACATCGACAAATGATATTAGATTGCACATGTCGCCAGTGCTGGCTTGAAATCTGCCCTGTATCTCTTCGCCCTTGTTCATCATGGTGGCAACGGGTTCGCAGGTAGGATCAATGTCTAGACTGTAAATGCGTTTGATAGGAATACTACTTTGAAACAACATACTAGCCAACACACCCACCCACCCACCATGTATTTCAATACTGATAGGATCATCTTTGACTGAGAATTGCATACTCAGTGATTTGATGAGCCACTCTTTGCTTTTTAATTGACCTGACCAAAAAGCATCCATAGTCCGCATAGGATCTGGGCTTTGACGGATGGCCTGCATCCAGTGGTGTAAATGTTCTGTGTCAATTTGCATATATTGGGATTACTTTGTTATGTGTGTTGCTTATTTGTTTTTTGGTTGAGTTTGCTTCAAACATACACCAGCAATTAAGTTGTTGGCAAATTGTAGGTTCGATAGTTGGTTGAAAAACTTCTACAAAATTTTCATTGTATATGTTAAATGTAGCACTGTTGGCAAATAATCCATTACCGCAAATACCCGATACTGTACCATCCATCTTAACTGCAATCCAATCAACCCCTAAATTACATTGCCAGCCTTTAAAACTATTCATTCTTTCAAGAATAACCTTTTCATCGCTTACGCTATGTGTTTTGTTATTAGCATCGACCACTCTTACATTGCTTCTATAACTTTTATTATTTTTAAAAAACCACCACCAGTTAGCTCCTCGAGCCCGTAACTTTTTTAATACACTAACTTGTTCTAGCGTATATGACACCGTTGGTTGTTCAATAATTTCTAAATATCGTATAGACCATCGGTGGCGACTCTTTTTATAAATGTCAATAATGCCCATACACTTATCCCAAGCAAACGGATCCATAAGTACCACTGTATTAACTACAACATTCTTTTCATAAAGCAAATCTGCTACATTTCTAATATGTATTGTATCGGCAAATTCGTGATGTGTACTAATTGTTACATAATCTAAGTATGCTGATGCCTTATCCCACCATGCTAGTTCTTTGCTAGCATTAGTAGTTAATGTAAAAATACAATCGTAACGTTCTTTAAAAAATACAATTAAATCAAAGAAATGTTTCCAATGAGTTACTTCACCGCCCATTATATGGAAATCAAACTTTTTCTTATTTGTAGTTTTTAAGTAATGGTCAAGCAAGTGCGATAAATTTTTAACAAATAAATCAAAGTCTGGCCATTTTACAGAGCCGTCGTTAAAACCCGGAAAACAGTACCAGCACTTATGGTTACAGATATTGCTTATTGTAAGGTCAATCCTTACAGTATCTGATGGCCAATTTTGTTTAACTTCCTTTATTTGCATTTTGGTATCTTGCTGTCTGCCGAGCTAACACAGCTAGGTGTAATACAGCGAGTAGGTTCCTTGAATAACTCAAACTTGTCTAGTGTGCCCAACGATGCATCATAACAACTATAGCTTCGCTTGACCTCATTACCTCTTATTATAACACTTTGATAGCCAGCATTACAAGACCAATTGGTGAATTTATTAAATTCAAATGCGTTGAATCTCTCTGCTTGGTCAAACAAGTGTTCTGTACCATCTGCTTCATACAAGGCAATTTGATAAGTTTCTTCGCCATTGGCACGTTGCGGGAATCCTTCACGCATCTTATGTATCATATCTTCAGTGTAGCCATCTACAACCGCACTCGCTGTAGGATCACTCTGTGGCTTGAGTGTTACATTGATTCCACGAGCATGAAAACGTTCCATACGAGCATACAGATCGTAAAACTTTTCAGGAACCATGACTTGGTTAACAGTCACATGCACACGTTCATACATCAACTGCAAACACTTGTCTCCAAACTCTTGCTCTCGGGCAAACTCAGCATGGTAACTGGCAGTTATACTTCTACGTTGCAATAGTGCAGTATTGGCGCACCACGTGTTCCACCATTTGGATCCCGGACTCAAATTGGTAGTCATGTGAACACTTTGGTAAGTGCTTTTGGTTTCGTCCAAGTGTTTTACCAAATCCGGTAACTGTTTGTAAGCAGTTGGCTCGCCTCCGCTGAAGCTCCAATGAAATTCGGTAAACCCGTTCAACCCTGCTTGACGTTTGATCTCGTCCACTGTAGCTTTGTACACTTCAAGAGTTTGGTAATCCAATTTGTCGCTTCGAGCATAAGGCCAACAATAACTACAGTTGTAGTTACAAAATCTACCCAATATCCAACTGACGTTAAATAATGGACGATCCAACATGGTTTGTTGTCCAAATGCAACGATATTTTGGAAAGGAATGGATGAGAAGTTCATTGACAGTATTTACAAAAGACAGTATACTAACAAGGTAGACGTGAGTGGAACTGGTATACCTCCTCCAAGTAAGCTGACCCCCAGCTGAACGGAGGGAACGGGCCTTGCCCTTAGGGTGGCTTTGGAAGTTCGAATCTTCCCGTCTACACCATTTTAACACACAGGCACAGAAAGGCAACTTATGAAAAAGACACTAGCAATATTGATGATGGCACTTGCTACCAACGCATTTGCGTTTTATGAGAACCCGCATGAAAAATTTGATATGACTCGTAACAAAACCAACGATGTTAAAATTAAGTTTATTCAGGCCAAAAATGTTACCCAGGCCTGCGAAGCTGAAAGTCGCCGCCGAGGTTTCAACGGGTTTGGTATTGCTCTAGATGCATGTAGTTTTTACAATTACAACTATACTGAATGTACAATTATTACTCCGCTGGTGGCCAACTTCCATACACTTGGGCACGAAGTACGCCATTGCTTACAAGGAGCATTTCACAAGTGAAAAAAGTAGCATCCAGCCCTGAGCGACATACCTTTCAAAAGGAAGGTGCAATTGCCCGGGCAGAAGAAGCAGGTGAAGAACCCAATCAAGACTACATCGACTGGTGGGATCAGATCAAGATCGATGATGCTAACAAGATCCACGATCCTGCTTGGCAAAAGCACAACATGGAATACGATTTGCGGTCAAGCAAAGAACTGTGTGACAAAGTTAAGGAGTCAGACAACTATGCTCAAAATTTATATGCCGCTATGTGTAACCAAGATTGGCAAAGCAGAGATTTTTGGCAAGAGATGAAAGGCGAAACTTGGTCATGCAGTTGGCGTCATGCTGGCGGTATAATAGCTGACATGCGAGAACAAGGTGACTACATTGATTGGTACTGTAGCGGCATTGGTAACAAAGAATTAGGCAACGGCTTAGACGGCACTGTGCCGGATGTAACTGATGGACGTGACTATGTGCCCGAAGGCGAAGTAACTGAAGAAATTGAACTGGACTTAAATCGGTTAGGATGGCGACCAGTTCCGTGTAGTGATGAGCAAGTTTAAGAGTAAATAATAATATGAACAAAACAAATTGGACTGTGACTGTGGAAGAAACACAAGATGGTAGTGGAGACCTAGTCCTACCCTTGCCGCAAGACATGCTTGACTTGCAAGGATGGAAAGAAGGAGACACACTAGAATGGACAGATGTGGGCGATGGTGCCTGGACACTAACAAAAATAACCAATGGCTAAAGACGATATTATTGAGCTGGTGGGGTCCATTGAAGAAGTATTGCCTGGCAACATGTTTAGAGTTAAGGTAGAAAATATGCCTAATCCTTTGCTTTGTTATTTAGGCGGCAGATTGAAGCAAAATAAAATTAGGATCATACTGGGAGACAACGTTCGCTTGGAAGTTAGTCCATATGATCTAACCAAAGGTCGTGTAACTTATAGGTTGTAATCATGAACATAATTCTCGAACGGGTGTGTAATGTATGTAAACAAGTTCGAGAACAGAGTCCTGACAAAATCACGTTCAAGAAATTGATTGGGCGCACACGTAACGCATTCAAATTACACAATTTTGATATTGCAATCAAAACCAAAAAAGATCGAGACTTGGACTCGGACAAGTGGTACATCATGGCTTACTATGACAGTGAGAATGATTACAACATGGACACCGCCATAGAAGTTGTTGTGTATCATAATTTGCAAGGCGACGAAGAACTTGGCCCACATCAAGTGACTGCTTTCCTTACAGAAATCTTTGATGCCACTGTACATGAATTTCGCCATCAATATCAAAGTATGCGCAGGGATCACAATCAATACGGAGAGCATCACGACACTCCTTACGAACTTTATCTAGCAGACAATGACGAAATGGATGCGTATGCGTTCAGCATAGCCATTGAGTTGCTACGCACCATGGATGCGGAGCGAGCCAAAAAGCGCATGGGCAGGATCAGTGTTTTGAGCAAGATGCGTACCGGTGCTCAATTCTCCAGCCCACAGCTGAGAGCCTATATTGGACATTTTGGGCTAAACAATCTAACCAAAAAGTTATCCAAAAAGATCTATCATCATTTGGAAACGATTGACAAGCGTTGGGTTTTCGTGTAAAATACAAAGTATATTAACTCAACTAGCGAGCGAGCAATGATCAAAAAAGAGTATCCAACCCAGCAGGTTTTGGAACTGGCCTGTGCGGCACAGCGACTATACGG